TGATTTTTGAACGGTCAACAGGAATCATCTTCTTGCAAGTAGGGCAGTTATAATCTTTCATTAGGCTGCCTCCAACCATTTATTACGGTCGATATAGCCCGCTAATAAAATATTTATGTTTTTATGGTCGTCATGATTGGTGAAATCATTCCAAGGTTTGCCGCTTAAGTCAGTTACTGACTCAATAGCAAGGTTAGTAATTTCAGCCGCTGTAAAATCAGATCCAGCTACACCATAGCTATCAGCTACACCGTCAAAATCGAAGCTCACGTTTAATTTGAAGCCGTCAATGCGGATAACTGCTTCACCAGATTTTTCTCCAGTTTTCTTAACAGCCAGAAGTTCATATTCAGAAGCAACGACTTGCTCGCTTTCATATGAGTAATTAGAAGGGACGCTAGAATTAGCAGTTCGATATTCACAAGAACTCAAGGCTACAAGTACAGCAATTGCTGTAACTCCAGTTACCTTATGCTTGTTTGAAAAGGTTTTTACGTTCATAATTGATCTCGCAGTTTTGCAAAAGCACATCGGACCTGGGGAGGGGCGGTGTGCTTTTTTGTTGTCTACGAGACAAATACTACTTTAAGTAGAAATTAAGTCAATACATAGTAGGAATTATTTCCTACTTAAAGTTGTATATTATTAGTTTTAAATAATAAAAAACCCACAAAAAGTGGGTTTAAAGTAAAAAATTAATAATTGGTTTCAAAGAAAATAAGCTGAAATTCAATAAATATCTCGGTACAAGCCAACCACTTTTCCAACAAGGCGGCAATCTTCGGAAAGTTTAATAATTTTATCAGGCCAGTCTGGGTTCAATGGTTCCAAGAATTTACTTGTTCCTTCGCCCTCAATGATAAGCCTTTTAAAAGTCGCCTCTGAATCGCCAGCGCAAGCTACAATTACAAGATCATCTGTTTTAAGATCAAATGTTTGAATGTCTGGATTCACATATATTCTATCACCCGGTAGAAAGGTTGGAGCCATAGAATATCCTACTACTTTTAAAGCATATCCATTTTTCCCGCATCTTTTATTTGGCGGTAAATATTCTTCAATTTCCGTATCTTTCAAAACTGTCTCAATCGGTGTAAATGAACCAGCCGCAACCCAAGAGATTACTGGAACCCTGCGTCCTTCGAAACCAACTTTATCTGATAAATCAATATTATTGTCTAACTTAGTGCCATGGTCTAAGTAACTAATTTCCACTCCAAAAATATCAGCCAATGTTTGTAGCTTTTCAATTCTTGGTTTAGCAGAACCGAGTGTATATCTACGAGCCATCTCATAAGAAACACCAATAGCATTTTTTAACTCATTGATAGTTTTAATTGGAGAGTCTTTTGCCTTCATCAATGCGTTGAGTCGGTCCGCAAAGTCTTTGTATTTAGCGTCTTCCATCAAAATAGGCTTCTTTTCTACTGTGGGTAGAATTTTACTATCAATTTTTAGTTGCACCAATTCTATTTTTGGTAGTATATTTCTTTCTACTTTAAGTAGGTTTTTTGGTGTCATTTATGACTACTCCACATGAAGCATTTAATAACGCTGTGACTTTTGCAGGGAGCATCTCAGCTTTAGCTCGAAAAATAGGGGTTACACCTTGGGCTGCTAGCAAATGGAATCCTGAGAAAATTCCAGAAGATCGCTGTTTGAAAATTGAGGAAATTACTCAGGGTCAAGTTAAGGCAGAACAATTACGACCAGATATTAACTGGGAATATGTTCGCAAGAACCTTAAGAAGCAAAACCAATCCGTGAGCTAATTCTCACAAATTAGCAAACGTGCGTATACGTGAAATTTAAAGAGGGATTCACATATGAGTGAAATCAACTTAAGCCCAGAGGCTAAAACAGCAATTTACAAGATGATTCACCAGTCACAAGGAGTTACGCCGCAAGAAATTGCAAACGTACTTGGTGACTCTTACAAGAGCGTACTTAATTACGCAAACCCAAATATGGAAAGCCATTTACCAAGTATTAAGAAGCTTGAGGCAATGATTCAGTTTACACGCAACCCAGCTTTAGTTAAGGCATGGGCACACATGCTTGGTTATGTTCTAGTGCCAGCTAATCAAGTGGATGAGAAAGGCCATGAAGTCAGCATTGTTGAAACCTTGCTACATATAAATATTAACAATGGCCAAACCAATCAACAGGTCCACAAAGTTTTAGAGGATGGAGTTGTTACACCTGCGGAATTAGCAGATACAGAAGAAATCTTAGAAGAAATGGAAAACCACATTCGCCAACTTCGAGAGGCGCTTAAGTCGGAAGCTGCAACTTATATTTCTAAGGTAAAGAAAGAAAAAGCCTGATCTGGTCCATCAGGCTAGTTAATTCAATTACTTGCTAGAGGAATCGAATATGCAAAACAATTTAGCAAATCAATCGGCTAATTACAACTTACCAGAATTTCTATCTGGTGACGTTGTTGTACTTACTGAAGAGTGCCGCACTTTTAAATCAAATGATTTGTTTGAAGTTAAAAACAAAAACTTGACTAGTTTATGGACCATCAAATCAGAGAATCATTTGATTTTAGTTTCGTCAAAAGAAATCCGCACAGCAACAGTTGCAGAACTTAATGCCAAACGCCGACTAACAAGCGCTGAGCAAGCATTAGCGGAGGTGTCATGAACAGCTTTACACAGCAAATCAAAGATTCTCGCCAGCAAAGTGAAATCCAATCTTTCTATGAGCCTGCATTGCGAGTACTTGGCCACCTATTTGAGGTGAAAAAGCAAAATTTACGCAACAAAGGGTATGACGAAAATAATGCAGCGGTAACAAAGATTGAATTTTCAGAGGCTATGGCTCGTCAATTTCGCATAACGCAGTGGTTAGCACAGCAGATTGTAACCAGCTTAACCAAGGCGTGTTTGGTTGATTCTTTTGGAGGCTATGTTAAGCCAAAGGGTGGTGAAAAGTGAGATATGCAGCAAGAAGAAAACAGGATATTTCCGTTTCCACCACACCGCTAGAGGTGGTAATTCCACTGGAACAACCAGTAAAGATCTATTCGGCTAAAGAATTAGCAGCTATGCCACTTTCAGTTATGAATGCCGCAATTGAGGCTCAGGAAAGATTTTATCAACTTGAAGAATTAACCCATATGGGGGGGCAGGCTATAGCAGTTCGCCGTCTCATGGAGGATGGGCACAAACTAATTCAGGTGAAAGAAAAGTCTCGTATTCGCTACAAAATCAACAACGAATTTATTCCTCCAAGAATTATTCGTCAGTTGGAAATGCGCGGATTAGTGAAGCTTGGAAGGGGTAAGTAATGATTATTATCACCCCTTCAAAGCCCCTTCGAACCCCCTTCAAAGGAGATAAATAACCATGCGTGACTATGGGAAAGTCTCACCACATTTCTGGACGGGAACTACGGGAAAAAAACTTCGTCAAACACCTGAAGGCTTAATTGTCGCTATGTATTTAATGACAAGCCCTCACGCGAACATGCTTGGCTTGTATTACATACCCCTTCTATATATTGCTCATGAAACTGGCTTGGGCTTTGAAGGGGCTTCTAAGGGGCTTCAAAGAGCCTGTGAAGCGGGGTTTTGTAGCTATGACGAAGCCACGGAGACAGTCTGGGTGCACGAGATGGCACGTTTTCAAGTAGCTGAGTCATTAAAGCCAGCCGATAACCGCTGTAAGAACGTGCAAAAAGAGTATGACTCATTGCCGTCAAGCCCTTATTTATCAAGCTTTTTCGATAAATATGCACAAGCATTTTGTATGACTCAAAAGCGTGGCGAAAACGCCAAAATAGATAGCCCCTTACAAGCCCCTTCAAAGCCCCTTCGAAGCCAGGAACAGGAACAGGAACAGGAACAGGAACAGGAACAGGAGCAGGAACAAGAAAATACTCACACACAAAACGCGGTTGAAAATTTTTCAGCGGCCGAGGAGTCTTGGAAACCAAATCGTGAACTATTGCTGAATGTCCTTAGGACTTCACAAGTGGGTGCACAAGCAGAGCAGGTTTTAGAAATGCCAAATTATGAATTTCATCTTGGCAACTTCAATGCTCACTGGGAAAACAAAATTGATCTCACTGAAAACCAACGAACTCGAAAGTTTGCAACTTGGTTAATTCAGGAATTCACAAAGTCGATAAGACCTAAAAAACAAAACTCACCAATGAAAACTGCACCAGCAAGAGACGTAAACAGTGCTTGGGGTGATTCAAAACAGTATGCACCAGCCACAGATGATATCGATGTAGGGGAGATGCTATGAATGCATTGAGCAAACAATTCAAAACTGAGCTGGTACAAACTAATCAGTTTTGCCCTAAACACAATGAGTTAATGGTTTTACTAATTGGTCGTCCAGTTTGCCAAACATGTGCAAATGAAGCGTATGTGAAATCACAAATTGAACACGCACACCAAGTCAACCTTATGGTATGCGAGAAACATTTTGCCGGAGCAAAACTTCCTGAGCGCCACAAGGAAAGCGGATTTAAAAATTATGTGGTGAGTATTGATCCGCAGAAAGAAGCTAAAGCTGCTTGCCATAAATTTGTTCAAGATTTTAATTCAGGGAAGAAGCGCAATCTGATTATGGTTGGGCGTACAGGAACAGGCAAAACCCATCTTGCATGTGCTATTGCTCGTAACGTTTTAGACAAGCGTAGTTATGTTCGTTACGTCACCTCAGAAGACATGGCAAATGAAATTGCGACTGCATGGACAAAGCCAGATGACAATGAAGCAAATGCAATTTTTCGCTTCACGGACTGTGATTTATTGATATTGGATGAATATGGTTTGCACGACCAACACGAGAGTCGATTGCAGCTCGTTCATAAAGTTTTATATGCACGTTATGACGAAAAAAAGCCGACAGTTTTAATTTCCAACATGACGCTTGAGTCTACAGAAAAGGCGCAAGGTTTGAAGGAAAACTTAGGGGACCGTTTATGGTCTCGGTTTCAACATGACGGTTTGACAGTAGTTGAATGTGACTGGGATGACTTGCGTTTTGGTGGGGCAGGATCATGACTAAATTCGAGATTTTAAGCTGTGGCTTACTCATTTCGTGTGTAACAGCAGTACTTTGCGGTGCGGTGGTTTTGTGGTGGTTGGCGCGTAAAGAGCTAGATGAGAAAGGATACAGACATGAAAGCAACTAAATTAATTAGAGATAAAGGGCTGAAATACGCGAAGGAAATCGTAGATTCAGCACCCGATAACGCAACTGAATGGAACGAGGGTTATGAGTTCCAATGTGGTCAAAGTGTAGAGATTAGCAAGGCTGATCGTGAGAAGTATTTTGTAGATTTGGTTGAGCTTAAACGTCTGGTGGAGTCGGTTGATTTGGTTGAATCATGGGGTGGCATTGAGGACTTAAAACTATATGACTTGTCTCATAGCAAAGATAAACCTGAATCTGCTGGATACAAGTTGCTTCATGCAATTGCTGATTACGAATCAATATATGGAGGCGGTGAATCTCATGCCAACTAGATATAACACAGGCGAGTATAGCTACGATCTTGAATATCACTATGGAGATATGTCAGCAAGCATGGAGATGCTTAGAGCACGTTTAATTGAATTGTTGACTCCTCATCTGTCTGACCGTTATGTGAAATGGAGAGAAGCATATTTCACAAGGTTTACAAAGTGCGGCGGGGATTCGGGGTGGATGTTTTGTGTAGGTCCACACGAATTTCATATTGATGGGGCGTTAAGGCGCTATTACTCAGGTTCTATTGATATTACCTACAACCAGAAAGATCGATATTTCTTGGTGGGTGAGAAAAAGAAAGTCAAATGTAAGGCTTGTAAGGGGTTTGGCTTTATTCGAGATGATGGGTGGGGGCATATAGATAAATGTGAAACGTGTGATGCAGAAAAAGGAGCCAGCCATGAGTGAGTTTGAGGGTAAATCTGGAAAGTGGGCTTGGGAGATTCAAAAAGAACAACAAGCGAAAGTGGAGGAGCTGCAAAAGCAATTAAGTGAATACATATTTGTATCGGAAACGCTTGATGAAATGTATGTGAAAGAAGTCCAGAAAAGTGACGAGCTGCAAAAGCGGGTGCAATTCCTTGAGCAGGAATTAGGTGCATGGAAAGGGAAATCAATAGCAGCAATGGTAAATGGCATGTGTAAACAATGTGGCAAAGAACCATTGCAGGCAATAGTTTCTGATAAAGATGGTTATGCACTTCTACATTGCTTTGGATGTGGCGCAAACAAGATTCTTCAAAATAGAAAGCGGCAATCTAATGTGTTGGTACGAAGAACTAGGCGCTTGGAAACATCCGGCAGCTTCTAATTGGCTTATGAAAAATATAAAGGTGATTCCGTGAGTAGTAGAAAAATTAGATCAGAACTCAAGAAGAAAGGGATTCCCGCAGAAGTTCATTGGGAATACATGTCTGATTGTTATGGTGGTGGTGGTGCTTACTTTATTGACATAGACGCCGATACTGAAAACAAACTCTTAGATGCGGACCCTGATTGTGAGCCACAACTCGATGTTGGGTATGCAGAGAGCCTTGAAGAAGCTTTGGAGTTTATTGATCAATTGCCAAGTTTAAAAGGAGCCAGCCATGCGTGATTTTAAAGAGTTTGAACGTGGTGACTGGGTTGTCTTTGATACTTCAAAGCCATATTGCCGTTTACTGCCACCTTGCTTAATGAAATTTATTCAGATTGAAGACGGTGATGCTGTAGTTGAATCACAAGGCCGATGGAGCTTAGTAAGCCTGGCTGCGTTAAAACCTGCGTCAGAAGATGACATTGAAGCAGGCCACCGCATTGATAAACCCTCGAATTCAAGGGAATTAGAAATCCTAGACAAGCCAGAAAACCACATTTCGCCTAACTGCAAAGTAACTGAGGCGCACATTAACGAGGCTGACAAGCTCAATAGATTGGGGTGAAGAATGGATAAGTGTAGAGAAGAGTTTGAGAAGCAAAAGTACTGGATTGGGCTATTTAGAGCAGATGTCGACTTTGATATGACTCTTGGGAAATTTGGAAGATATGTTTCAAATGGTTCAAGAAGAATTGATGCAATGTACTTGGAGTCATTTAACGAAAAGTGGGAAGCATGGGCCAATGCATGGCAGCACCAGCAAGCGAAAGTGGAGGAGCTGCAAAAGCGTTTAGATGGGGCATTAAAAGAGACTCAATATGCTTTGCAGTATGTTGAAGAAGACATGCGCGGCAATCATGAATTTCTACAAATGGCAATGATTCGAACCCTTAAAGCTATAGAGCAAGTGCTCAAAGGTGGTGCTTGATGTCATCAGTCAGCATTGCTGAATACCGCAAGTTATTTCCGATAAAGAAAAATAAAAAGCGGCGTTCAGCAAAGCAAGTTGCCAGACAACCAAGTGTGGGTGAAATGGTTCTGGCAACACATTTAAGTGCATGCAAGATTGGTTTTGAACAGGAATATAAGTTCCATCCTGAACGTAAATGGAGAGCAGATTTTTTAATAACGGGTACAAAGATTTTGATTGAGGTAGAAGGCGGGATCTGGAGCGGAGGCCGTCACACAAGAGGCAAGGGCTATATAGGAGACATGGAGAAATATAACTCCGCAGCAATGATGGGTTTTACAGTTTTACGGTTCGATACACAACAAGTGAAAAGCGGTTTGGCGATTAAGCAGATTGAAAATTTAGTGAGAGGTGGCTTGTGATGAATGCAGCAGTGACAATAATGCAAACAACTGACTGGTCAAAATTCAGTACAGAAGATTGGTTTAGACAATTTGGGGCTTGGATGAATGGGGATACGGAAACAAAGAAGCTAATTTATAAATCACTTCCCACCCGAAAGCTGACTCAAAAACAGCGTGAGGAATTAATTGCACAATATATGAGTGATGAAAATTTTCATGAACCTGTTTTGCAAAAAGGGCTATCTTGTCAAATTTCAGACAATGAAGCACGTGCATTCCAGCGTATCGTTTTGGATATACGTCAAATTGATAGCGAGCCTCTACAGGATTGGATGGATGCTTTATGGCAGATCTGTGTGGAAAACAAAAAACTTAGAGAGGTGGCGGCAATGTATGAGACTTCTACAATTCAAATTCGTCAGGATATGAAATGTGCATTGGCATTCATCTCAGGTCGTTATCCAAATTTAAAATCTGATTTGCTTCAGAAGTAAAGATAATCGATTCTAGATAAGATAAGCTCATTAAATTTTAATGAGCTTAAGCAATTTCAAATGAAAACAACCTCAGAACAAGCCATTTACGACTTAAGTAGTGCTATTTACAAACTTGTAATGAATGATTTTTCTCAAACTGATCAGGCATATGATAAAGCTCATTTTCTCGCACGATGCTTAATTCAGTTAAGTGATTTAAAAATGCTAGATTGTGAAATCAAATTAAATGATCAAACGATTCAATACAAGATATGCGAAAAAAACTATACTTTTTGGTTGGTTGAAACTCCAGAGCCAACTGAGAAGTTTCCTTTTTTGGATTATTTAACAAAAGAAATTAAGGTTATTTTTTACAACCTCAATCCAGATGAATGCAAAAGGCAATAAGTACTTGTATGTGTACACAGGTTATGGCATATTTGTGATAACTTGGCGATTTTGTATTTAGTCGCCCATTTAAACCTCATTGTGCGGTTTTTTTGAATCATAAATTTGCACTTACATTGAGCTGAAACTCAAAATGTCGATTACAAATTATTCTTTATCAGGTCCAAATGAATCTAGCTTTAAGGTTTCTAAATTTGTAGATGATTTTAAGGTTTTCGATAGTGGGATACTGCATTGCGGATCAAATGGCAAAATCAGACTTAGAATTGATGATTTTGAAGTAAATTTTATTTTTGCAACTGATAATACTATTAGCACCTCGAAAATTGATCTTGAATTGGATAGTAATCCAGGTTTAAGTGTTAGATTAATACTTAAAAATTTTGACAATCCATTAGGTAGTGGTTTGTTAGAGCCAGCCTATTTAGCAAAATACAAAGGTAAGGATATTTTTATCACCTTTTTGGTCAATAGAATCGAAAACGCTAGACAGCTTGCATATACTTTTCTAACTAAGTAGTGAGACCTATTTTTGAAAGATGATGCACAGATAAATTTTCAGGTTGACTCAGTGCAAGGAAACCAAATTGATTATCCTGTTGCGTCTGATGAAATTAAGACAGCTAGAATTATAGGTAAAATTACCAAAGAAATTGGAACGGGCGATGATGCGAAGCATTCAATTATTTGGACTACTATTAGATGGTGTTTTATTATTGCTTCAGCTATAAGTTTAATATTATTTATATTTTTAGGATTTGCTTACAACAATAATAATCAAAGTGAAATTGTAGAGTTAAAGAAATTTATTTTTAGTATATGGTCTATTTTCACGCCCATAATTACTCTTGCTTTAGGTTATGCTTTTGGTAAGGATTATAAATAAGATTTTCTTTACATAACCCACTTCTGTGGGTTTTTTAATGGGCATGAAATATGGAAATAAACATATATAAAGCTAAAACTAAAAAAGCACCTTTAAAAAACAAACCTAGATCCAAACCGCTACCTAAGGCTAAACTTAGCTATGAGGAAGCCGAAGAAGACTTTGAAAAAGCCTTGAACATACTCGACATCAAGTACGAGAAGAAATTTCAGTTCTTGTCTACAAAGCATTGGCGTTTTGATTTCCATCTGATTGAGCACAAGATTTTAGTCGAGATATCCGGTGGGCCTTGGTCAGGTGGACGAAAGGGCAAGCTGGCAACAAAGGCATGGAGTATGGACCGTTACGATGTTGCTGAATCAATGGGATATACCGTTGTTCGGTTAGAGGCAGCACCAAGATTTAAGATTAATGAATCTGGTCCATTACAGATCCAAGCTCATTTCGCAAGCCAATGGCTTAAAAATTTAAAGAGGCAAATATTTAATGGATCAGATCAGACCATTTCCTCCAACTGATTTTATGGATCAGGCCGAAGAAGAGGAAGCAATTCGTTTAATACCCGCTCCAGACCTAAAGAAATGGGTTGTGGCCAACTACTTAACGATAGGTGGACCTCTTTATAACCCTGACCATGACCATATTGCTGAGCTGCTTCACGATAATGAAGAATTTTTAGCATTTGCTTGGGCCTCTTCTGCATATAAAAGTAAGCAAGCTATGGTGTTAGGTCAGTGCGAAAAAGTCATGTTCAATGTTGGTGGATGGCGTAAGGCCAGACAAGAGCAACAGATGCGTGATTGGTTTGGTTTTGTACCTACTTATTTAATAACTGTCGACGCTTCTTTCTGTGAGCGTGCAAACGATACAGAGTTCTGTTACTTACTTGAACATGAGCTTTACCACATTGGAGTGATGAGAGACGAGGACGGAGAAATTGTTTATAGCGATAGTTCTGGTCTTCCTAAGCACTATCTTGCTGGTCATGACGTTGAAGAGTTTATTGGCGTAGTTAAACGGTGGGGACCAAGTAAGAATGTTAAGCGACTTATTGAGGTCGCAAAAAATCCGCCGTTTGTTTCTGATTTAGATATTGCGAGATGCTGCGGGAACTGTGTAATCAATTGAGCCTTATGGCTCTTTTTTTTGTCCTGTTTGCTGTACGTAGCTGTACGAAGGGGAATTTATGGCAGCACTAAAAGAGCCTGTGAAAATATTTATTGTTCAAGCTCTTGCATGCCGTGATACCCCTCAAGAAGTGGTTGAACAGGTCAAGCAAGAGTTTGGAGTTGATATTAGTCGTAGCCAATGCGAATGCTATGACCCAACAAAATATTCGGGCAGAAACTTAAGCAAGAAGTTTGTTGAGCTTTTTGAATTAACCAGAGAGAAGTTTGATAAAGGCTTAATTGATATTCCTATTGCTAATAAGTACTACCGACTGAAGCAATACCAAAGACAGCTTGAGAAGACTAGAAACGTCAAAACAGCCTTAAAAATTCTTGAACAAGCCGCTAAAGATATTGGTGGTCAATTTACTAATCGCCAAGAAATTACAGGCAAAGACGGCGGACCAGTCCAAACAGTTAATTCTGAAATTCCAGTTCCAATGGAAGATTACTTAAAAGCGCGGAGGGAAGTCTTAGATGAGTACTGATGCGGCTCGGGATAAAGCCATCCGAATCGAGGCGCAAGAAGATTTATATTTCTTCACAAGGTACATGTTTAAGGAGCGCCGTGGTTATAAATGGATGCAGAACTGGCACCACTTAGAAATCTGTGAAGCTTTGATGAAAGTTTATCGCGGAGAGATAAAGCGGTTAATTATTAACGTTCCACCACGATATTCTAAAACTGAAATTGCTGTAATTAATTTTATGGCTTGGTGTTTTGGAAAGAAGCCTGACTGTGAGTTTATTCATATCAGTTACTCGGCAATGCTTGCCGCAAATAACGCCTTCCAGATTCGAACACTCGTACAAGAGGAGGCGTATAAAAAGGTCTTTCCTGATCTTACATTGCGTGATGATAGTAAGGCTAAAGACTTCTGGAGAACTTCTCAAGGCGGTGTCTGCTATGCGACTGGTACAGGCGGTACGATTACTGGTTTTGGCGCAGGTAAACTTCGTGATGGGTTTGGTGGATGCATCATTATCGATGACCCACACAAAGCGCATGAAGCTTCTTCTAAAACAATTCGAGAAGGGGTAATTGATTGGTTCCAAAACACCCTTGAGTCGCGTACTAACTCGCCAGATACGCCGATCATTGTGATTATGCAGCGACTTCATGAAGATGATTTAGCTGGATGGTTGCTAGGTGATAGAAAAGACGGCGTTCCTGTAGCTGGTGGAAACGGTGAGGTTTGGGAGCATCTATGTCTTTCTGCTATTCAGGAAGACGGATCCGCACTGTGGCCAGCAAAACACAATATCCAAAAGTTAAGGCAAATGGAGCAAGCTGCGCCGTATGTTTTTGCCGGGCAGTACCGACAAATGCCATCACCGCCAGCAGGCGGTTTTTTTAAGCCCGACAATATTCAAATTGTTGATGCTTTGCCTGCGGATGTAGTGAAACAAGTTAGGGCTTGGGATTTTGGGGCTACCGAAAATGAGGGCGACTTTACAGTAGGTGTGCGAGAAGCTCTAGGCGCAGATGGTTTTACTTACATTGTCGATGTAACTAGAGGACAGCTTGGACCTGACAATGTGAATAAGCGCTTAGAACAAACAGCAAAAATAGATGGGAAAAAAGTTTCTGTGCGTCTACCACAAGATCCCGGTCAAGCTGGTAAATCACAAGCTAGTTCATTTGTGAAGCTTCTTGCGGGTTATAGCGTGATAGCTAAGCCAATTTCAGGTGACAAGCTTACACGTGCACAACCATTTGCGGCCCAAGTTAACGTAGGAAATGTACGAATGCTCAAAGGTGAATGGAATAAGGATTTTATTGATGAGCTTCGTCATTTTCCTAATGGCACACATGACGACCAAGTGGATGCAGCTTCAGATGCGTTTAATGAATTACATGAAGGTTTTGAAGCCTTCTTTGCTGATATGGGATTTGCTCGATGAGTGATGTAACTTTTCAACATGCTGAATATGTTAAGAACTTGCCATACTGGCAAAAACTTGATGATGTTTGTGAAGGTGAAGATGCAGTTAAGGCTAAAGGTGAAAAATATTTGCCGATGCCAAATGCACATGATAAATCACCTGCAAATAAAAGCGCTTATGAGGCTTATCTTACCCGTGCAGTCTTTTATGAAGTAACAGGGACTACATTAAATAGTTTAGTTGGTGCAGCTTTTGCAACCGATCCAAGTTTTAAATTTCCTCCGGAACTTGCTCATTTAGAACGTAATGCAAATGGTGCTGGTTTAAGTACTTATCAATTGGCTCAAAATGGAATTCGCCATTTATTGAAGCATTATCGTTGTGCTTTATATGTAGATTATCCTGATGTGCCGCCAGCTCGTAATCTAGCGGAATTTAAAGCACAAAAAGCCTATCCGATGATTCATTTACTAAATGCCCTTGATGTAGTGAATTGGGATTCAGTAATGATCGATAACCAGAAAAAGCTTTGCTTAGTGGTTATACGTGAATTTAAGTCTGAGCGCGGTGCTGATGGATTTAGTAAAACCGAACAAGAGCAATATCGTGTACTTCGTTTAGAGCAAGAGGGAAATGGGGAATATATTTATTCCGTTCAGGTGTACACAAAGGGTGAAAAGGGTAACTGGGTTGGCGGAGAGAAGAAGTTTCCAACAGATTACAACGGGAATTTCTGGACCTATATACCTTTTACATTTGTAGGTGCAATTGATAATTCAGAAGAGATTAAAAAGCCACCATTACTTCCTTTGGCTAATCTCAATTTAGCCCATTACAGAGACAGTGCGGACTTTCAAGAGTCCGTTTTTTATATGGGGCAACCTCAATATTATGCGAAGGGTGTTAATTGGGAGTGGTATGACCAAGCCAAGAAACGTGGCATCTACATTGGAGCGAAAGTACTTTTGCCTTTACCTGAAAATGGTGGTTTAGGAATTGTACAAGCCGACCCTAATACTCTTGCCCGGGAAGCGATGAAAGATAAGTGGGAAAAAATGAAGGAGATGGGGGCGCGTTTAATTGAGAAGGGCTCGGGAAGTAAAAAGACCGCTACCGAAGCGAATAGTGATGACGCCGTTCAGCATTCAGTTCTTTCGCTCTGTGTCGTTAATATGAATGAAGCCTTGTCAGCAGCATTACGATGGGCTGCTAAGTTTGTAACGCCTAATGTGGATGTTCTAACTAAAGATGATTTGATGTTCGAAATCAGTCAAGAATTTAACAAACAGGGTTATTTAGCTGAGTTAGCTCGACAGTTATTTGAAGCAGCTCTACAAGGCCGATCTTCATTTAAATCATGGTGGGAATACAACCAAACAGGTATGTTCCCTAAACAAAAATATGAAGAAGAGCTTCAGAATGTTGAAGCAGAGCAAGATGGGACTTTAAATCAAAAGGTAGAGTGAGATGGCAACAGATATCAAAAAACTATTTGAAGTACTCACTCAGCACCAGGCCTATCTTTATCGTGCTTCATCAAAAACGGTAAATGAGTTATTGGCTTTATTCAATGATGATACGAGCAAGATGCTATCTAAGCTTCGGGATTTATTGGATGAGCTTAATGAGTCGGAGAAAGTTGCTTTAGCTGGTGGTAAATATACAACTTCAAATTTAAGGGAAATTAGGGATTTGATTGCCCAATGGTTTGCCAGTGTTAATTTAGCATTACCTGAAGCTTTTGCCGTTTCTGCTACGGCGCTGGCTGTTTATGAGGCCAATTACGTAGCTAAGCTCTATGGAGCAAAAATTAATAAGCCTGATGGGGAAAAACTATTCTTATCCGCTAAAAAAGTTCCGTTGGCAGGTGGCGCTCTTGTCGATGATCTGCTTTCAAGAATTGCTGAAAGTGCCCGTCAAAAGGTTGAGTATGCAATTCGAGATGGTATTAATTCAGGCAAAACTAACCAAGAAATTGTTCAGCGTATTCGTGGTACCAAACGGCTTAACTATGAAGATGGGATCTTAAATGGTACCAAAACTGATATTGAGCGAACGGTAAGAACTGTGCGAAGTCATGTAGCTAATCAAGCCTATCTAAATAGCTTCAACCAAATTGGCTTTGAATATGTCCGATTTGTTAGCGTTTTAGATGGACGAACTTCTAAGCTTTGCGCTTCATTAGATGGTTCAGTGTGGGAAATAAATGATCCGGCAAAGCGAGTGCCGCCGTTACATCCTAACTGTCGCAGTATCTTGGTTCCGGTCGAGAAGGACGGTCAACTTGTTGGCGAACGGCCATTTGTAATGGACGAACGTAGAGTTAAAGACATCCCCAAAGAAGAGCGAAGCCAGTTAATAGGACAGTTAGATGCAAACACCACATTCAAAGAGTTCTTTAAGAAAACAGATGATTTCTTTCAAAGGGAGTGGCTAGGGCCAAAGCGCTTTAAGCTCTATAAAGATGGGAAATTTGATTTTGATAAGTTCTTTGATCCTGAAGGCCGTTTCTATAGCTTAGATGATTTGAGAAAGTTGGATGAAAAAGCTTTTAAAAAGTTGGGTCTGTAATTTTTCTTATGTTATATTTTTTAAAACATCAGAATTTATACAATATGAAAACAATAGCTTTTGTATGTCTAACCCTAATTTCCATCACTTGTTTAGCTGAACCAAGTCAAAAATATCTTAAAGAATATGATCGATTGTCTGAAGCTTTGGAGTCAGCAATGGCAAATGCATATTCTTTTGATCCTGCAACTGGTCAAGTAAAACAGGCTACTCAAGGTTTAGAAGCTAAAAATAATTTATGTAGAGCTGCCCAGGCGAAACTAAACCTCACCACGTTTTTAAAAGACAATTTAGAGGAATCTAAAGAGCTTTATAAATCTATTGATGGTGCAGAGACTCTAGATAAAAATTATCTTAGTGGACAACAGCAGGAACAACAAAATCTCGTTTCAAATTTGAAAAAAGACCTTGTTGGAACTGGATTTAACTGTGAGTAATTATTGCCGATTACAGGTAATTCTAAACTCACTTAAGACACAATTTTCACCTATATAAGCGCCCAAATGGCGCTTTTGTCATTTATGGAGTTTGGCTTATGAGTGAATCAAAAGTTAGACATTTGGTACTTAAAAGAGTTTCAGATAAATCTTCTCATCTTGCTCTTTGTGACGAGGAAACAGGTATTCCATTAGCTGGATTAACCGCTGTAAAAATGAATTGTAGTGTTTTTGAGGGTCCAGCGACTATCACGGCAACATTTGATGTAGGTGGTCCTCAAGGCATCCGCTTAGTTGGTGATGAACCTAGACAAAAGGTTTGGAGTGCAAAGGAAACGTAGCGAAAGGCACTACAAATGCCTGAAAAGCAAATCAATATGTCAGATGCTCAATATATTCTGAGCACAAAATGAATTCTGGTGCCATTTCTTCAAATTAAGGTTTCAAGCCATGGCAATTTATGGTTTTACTTTTGAAAGATTAAAAGCAATTGCACTCATCAAATAGAACTTAATTTTTAACCATAGCACCTTCGGGTGCTTTTTTTGCGAGAAGAAAATGCCAAGCCCTATTATCCAATATTTCCAATATGAACATTTACCTGAACATTTGCAGCAAGTTAGTAAGCCAATTGGTGATTTAGCTCGGCAAATGGATGAGCAACTTCCTGACGGGCCTGAAAAATCCACAGGATTAAGAAAGCTACTTGAAGCAAAAGATGCATTTGTACGCCAAGCTTTAAGTAAATAATCATTTATAGAAATGAAGCGTCCTAAAGGGCGCTTTTTTATTGCCTGCCGAAAGCGGATGCTAACGGCGAATCCGGGCGGATGCCCATTTTGTATATATAGGTTGGATGACCAATGAAACTTAAAACAGTAACAATCGACGGTAAAGTTTATGCGGAAGTAGACGGTGATAAGCCGATCTATATTCATGATGACGGCAAAGAAATGCCACATGATGCACCACACTCGGTAGCAACAATTGCACGCTTAAACAATGAAGCTAAAACACATCGTGAAGCCAAAGAAGCAGCCGAAAAAGCATTAAAAGCTTTTGAAGGAATTGAAGACCCAGCGGCAGCTAAAAAGGCATTACAAACAATCCAAAATCTCGATGATAAAAAGCTGGTGGATGCCGGTGAAGTTGAGAAAGTTAAAGCTGAAGCTATCAAAGCAGTTGAGGAAAAATATGCCCCGATTGTTGCGCAACGTGATGCTCTAGAAGCCTCTTTACATAAAGAACTTATCGGCGGTGGTTTTGCTCGTTCTAAGTACATTCAAGACAACATTGCAGTACCTGTGGACATGGTTCAGGCAACCTTTGGTCATCACTTCAAAATCGAAGAAGGCAAGGTGGTTGCATATGATCCGAACGGCGAAAAGATTTATTCACGTGTCCGCCCGGGTGAACTTGCAAATGTTGATGAAGCTTTAGAGTCATTGGTTGGTGGATACCAGCATAAAGACTTAATTCTTAAAGGTGGTAAAGGAACTGGTGGCGGTTTTCAAGGTGGGGGCAAAGGTGGAGCACCTACTGGAATGAAACGCAGTGAAATGTCTGTTTCTCAGAAAGCAGATTACATCAAAGAACATGGCAATGATGCCTTCCTAAAACTACCGAACTAATCATTAAATATTTGGAGATAAGTAGTTATGACTACGACAGTTAATTCAGACATGATCATCTATAATCAATTGGCTCAAACTGCTTATTTAGAGCGTTTGCAAGATAATTTGAATGTATTTAACCAAGCCTCTAATGGTGCAATTGTTTATCGCAATGAGATCATTGAAGGTGATTTCAATAAAGAAGCATTCTACAAAGTGGGCGGTAGCATCAAACATCGTGATGTGAATTCAACCGCCAAAGTAGTTCCAGAGAAAATTGGTTCTGGTGAGTCTGTAGGCGTAAAAGTCCCATATAAATATGGTCCTTATGCATCAACTGAAGAGGCATTTAAGCGCCGTGCTCGTACACCAGAAGAATTTGCTATGGTTGTTGGTTACGATCTTGCAGATGCATTGGTTGCAGGCCGATTAGAGTACAGTTTAGCTTCTTTAAAAGCTGCTATTTCTAGCAATCCAGACATGGTTGCAAAAGGTAGTATCGTTGTTGATGGCCGCAAAGCATTGACTCGTGGTATGCGAAAGTTTGGTGATAAGTTTGGCCGCATTGGCTTATGGGTGATGAACTCAGATACATATTTCGATATTGTCGATGATGCAATCACTAAGCAAATTTATGGTGAATCTGAAATCGTTATCTACGGTGGTTTACCGGGAACCTTAGGAAAGCCGGTCTTGGTGACGGACGCTGTAGGTGATAACGATGCTTTTGGTTTGCAGTATGGCGCTGTCACTGTAACTGAATCACAAGTACCGGGCTTCCGAGCTTATGACATCAATGATGAAGAAAACTTAGCAATCGGTATGCGTGCTGAAGGTGCATTTAACTTAGATATTCTTGGTTATAGTTGGGATACATCGAAAGGTGAAAATCCTGACCTTACATTACTTGGTTCAAGCGCTAACTGGATCAAATATGCAACCAGCAACAAAATGACAGCAGGTACCTTACTTGATTTATCGGGTACAGCGACAACTGGTTAAAACCTAAAAATTAAAACCTAAGGGGGCTAATAAGCCCTCTTTTTTATTATTAAGAGAAAAGCGCCATGAAGATTATCTATACACGCATTGCAGCAGCGGCTGCATTAGAGACAGGCATTATTGCTAACCCTGACTATTATGAAAACCCAAATTTGAAAGCAAAAGAGGTAATTATTTACGGTAATTATCCAAAGATTCAAAAGGATTATGAATCTTTGGAAGTTCCAGTTGAAGTTCGTAAGTTGGAAGTGCCACAAAAAACGACTTTGGCCACAGTAAATGTCGCAGTGGGAATTACCCCTGAACTTCAAGCTGTGATGGATGATGCAAAAGCTGAATGTGAAAAGGTAGTTGAAGAAAACACTCAGCTTAAGCAGAAAATTGCCATCTTAGAGCAGGCCGGTGGTAACCAGTCAGAGTTGTTATCTGAAAATTCACGATTAAAAGATGCAGCAGTCTTAGCAGATAAAGCTCTCAAAGATGCTGAAGCTCAAGTGGTCGGTATAAAAACTGAATTTGAAGCTTTTAAAAATGATATTCCTGCAATGCAGGCACGTATTGCTGAATTGGAAGCTGGAAAAGCGGCAGAAAACCCAGCTACAGAAACGGCAGCTAATGATTTTGAAAACTGGTCAAATGATCAATTAAAAGAGTATTTGGCTAGTAAAAACATTGGTTACAAGCCGTCTGCAACAAAAGCAGAACTTCTTAAATTAATCCCGAAGGAATAATGCAATGAGCTTTATTACTGTAGATGACGCAAATTCAATTTTGGGCAGCGATTTTGCACCAGACAGTGATAAGGCTCGTCTGGTGAAGCTGGCAAATGTGTGGATGAAAAACAGAATTGGTTTTGTACCAGATCCTATTGATCCACTTCTTAAGGACGCGGCTTGTGAAATTATCAAAGGAATTCTGGCCAAAGTAATTTATAACGGCAAAGACCAGCAGTTGAAGCGTAAGAAGGTCAAAGCTGATTCTGTTGAGTCAGAAAAAGAATACCAAGATGGATCTGAAGCAATTTCTAGCTTTGAACAGATAGCAATTGATTTTATTGACTCACTTGATTTGAAAGATCCAAATGCAAGTTTTAATGGCTTTGGCATACCTCTTTACAGGGCATGATATGGGCTTACGTGACGAAATTCAGGCAGACATTGCTGAAGCATTTAATGATGATTTAGCAGATGCCATTCATACCTTTACATGTGAGCGGATCTCTAAAACGAATTGGGATCCTAAAACTGAAACTTATGTTGAAGTTAAAGAAAACTATTCCGGCCGAGGCGTTCTGTTTGGCTCATACAGTCAATATGAGATTCAGACGCTTGGAGTACTGGCCACAGATAAAAAGGCTACCGTGCTTCAAAATGAAGTAACTATGACTCCAAAAATTGAAGATGAATGGTTAACTGCCTTAGGCTCATTCCGGGTAATTAATATTCAACAGGATCCAGCTAATACTATTTGGAAATGTCAGCTTCGAAAAGTGTAGGGGCTAAAATGGTTAATCCTGATTATGTTCCTGAATGGTATATCTCGCCTTTTCAACATGTGCAGTACACGCTTGCTCGAAATCAACTACACATGGATTTGTTATTTGAAGATATGGATAAGGCTGATCAATTTTTGGATATGGGAGCGGATGCACAGGTTAGTACTTTTTCTGATGGTGCATATGCAATCGTCCAAATTGGTGATACGGCGGATAAAGACCGAATTCAAGTTTATGGATTGCTTTTACATGAAGCTGTTCATGTCTGGCAAAAGATTAAAAAGCTCATGGGTGAACGAGAACCGAGCTCTGAGTTTGAAGCTTATTCAATTCAGGCGATCGCTCAAGACCTTTTTAAAATGTATGAAGAAAGCGAGGTGAATGATGGGATGGAAGGGGAAAAAGCCAACTGAATTTAGTTTTGATGTGGCTAAAACAGCAGAGGAAAAGGTAAAGAAAATTACAATGGATGCTGTTCAGTCTTTAGTGGTTTCAAGTCCCGTCGATACTGGTGCATACCGTGCTTCTCATATTGTTTCGATTGGATCTGGTGACTATGGCATACGTGAACCTGAAACAAACCCTGTTAACGATGCAGCAATTCAAGCTGTAAAGATTAAGCTAGGCAATTTGGTCTACATTCAGAATAACCAACCTTATGCTGAACGTTTAGAAAACGGCTGGTCTGATCAAGCACCACAAGGTATTTATGGCCTCACTTTTAATTTTATTTCTCAAAAGTACGGTGGCTAAAATGGCAATGACTTTAGAGCAGACAAGGCAAGCTATTATTAATCGTATGCAAGCTTTTACCGGTATTGCTCAGGACAGAATCCAATATCCAAATGCACCAGGCTTTACGGTGCCAAAGGAAGGCTTATGGTGTCGCTTAACGATTGCAGGTGGTCCGAGTTTTATTTCAGGCATTGCTGATAGTCCTTGTACACGCCGTACCGGTAATATCATGGTCCAATGCTTTGCTCGTCCCAATTCAGGAATAATGGAAATCACAAAACTGAGTGATGCTTTGCTTGCCCATTTTGAATATTACTCAATCGATCATCTAGAATGTTTACAAGGACAATCAATTTTTGTCGGCCAAGATGCTGATTTCATTCAGTATAATGTGACCATTGGGTACAAGGTGAATTGATATGTCATGTATGCTGACTTTAGAAGAAATCGAAATTAAACGGCAAGAACTGGAAAGACATCTTGAAGATGTTATGTCTGTTGAGTTGAGCAAATGGCAATCTGAAAACAAGCTATGTGTTTCTGATGTGAATATACGCTTGGCTAATGTTGTTAGTCTCGGAGGGCCTAAACATAACGTTGTTACTGGAGTAAGTGTTGATTTAGATTACAAACCTTAAATTACTTTAATTAAATGACCGCTAAGAAGCGGTTTTTTTATGCCTTATTCACTACCACCTCATCGGTGGTTTTTTTATGTCTATAGGAATCACTTATGAGCAATTTTGTATTTAAGCGTGGTGACACTTTCAACTTAAATCTTCAGCTAGTTGATATGGATGAAGCCCTGCAATATCCACCAGATGATGTACGCCGTGCAATTGATCTAACCGGTTATACATTTACTTCACAAGTTAAAGCTTTGGCTGATGGAGCAGCTGTGGCTACCTTGACTTGTGCAGCTCTAAACCAGAGCACACAGAAAGGGTGGCTGAACATTAAATCTAGTGCAAGCACTGCAACTTGGCCTTTAGGGCTGTGTCAGATGGATATAAAAGCTGTAGTTAGTGGTACTACACAGCACACTGAAACTTTGACTTTCCAAGTGATTGACGGGGTAACAGCATAATGGCAAATCTTGTTTTTAAATTTAGTTGGGATCATCGGCCATTCCCGTATAACTCGGCTCAGGGAAAACGGCAATTCATGCTGCCTTTTGCCTCAGGTATCCCCAATCTAACTCCATCCTTTTCACAAATTACAGATATCCCCGCAACCAACCCGGCTTCACGGGCAATTGGGACTGCAGCAGGAAATGTAATGGAAGTTGGGGCTTTTGGTTTGGGCGGTAGATCAGTTAACAGTACTTCTACTGATAAGATTGATGTGAATGGGTTTTACCATGAGCAATTATCTTCTTCAGCTTCGCCCTCAACAATGAACTATGCTGCATTTATCCATGTTAGACATATGTCAGCAAGTGGCTACGCATTTCAGTTAGGGGCACCAATGGGTGCATCAAGTTTAAATGCGCTTAAAGGACGTATTTGTAATGCTGGTGTATGGTCTGATGTTGCCGTTATCTACAACACCCACAATACAACAAAAGATTCCAATGGTTTTATTAAAGCTGCTTCTCCTGTAGTGAAGTTATTCAGTGATCATATTGAGCTTAATACGGATGCTGAAAAGCAGCCTATTCAATTTGAGAAGGTTGAAGTGGGTGATTACCTTCTAAAAGGTTCACTTGGTTTTGCTCAAGAAGGTTGGTATATCGAAGTCCCAAAAGATGCCAATGGGAACACTGTAGTAGCTGTTGAATATTCAACTTTAGAAAATGGTGATCTTTCCATCAAAACTTACAAGCGTAAGTTTGATTTTGAACTTGCTGCTGTTGTAGCAGATCACGAGAACCCGATGGACATTCCAGAAGGGCGTTGGATCGATATCCGCTTGCATGAAGAACCTGAGCCAGAGCCTGAAATTTTTCAAACTGAAACACCTGTTGATTTCCAGCCCAATAATTTATCAGAAGCCGTAGCTGCTGCAATGGCAGGTGTGGAACCGCCAGAAATCTCAGACACAGACGAAACACTTTAATAACCCGCTTAAAGAGCGGGTTTTTTATTGCCTAAATTTTGGAGAACCATAAATGAGTTCAGGCGCAAAAATTCGATTATATGCTTGTGAAGAAGCAGTTTTAGGAACTACTCCAGCAAATCCAGTCTGGTACACTGTTCGCCGTGTTACTGATAGTTTGACTGAAAATGTTACTACTGAAGATAGCAGTGAAGTAGTTGATTCACGTTTTCGCCAAGGTGCTGTAGTAACGGAAGCTGAAGTAACCGGTCAACTAGAGTTTGAATTATCACTAGGTACCTTTGACTTATTCTTAA